TCTTTGACATCGACAACTTTGATTTTCCAATCATTAACATATTCTTTTAATTCTTCTGGTATATCAAAGTAATCATTTAATTCTAAAGGGGTATTCCATTTCTTATCTCCTGTATAAAAGACAATCATAACTTGAGAAACTAATCTTTTAAGCTTTTTGTTTTTTAACTGTTTTAAATACTCCAACATTTCATAGTTGCCACATCGTATCACCATATTCTTATCGATCGTACTTTGATGTTCAATACTCAAGAGACAACAGACACCATCAACATCTGTTTTTACGACAATGTCCCTTCTTCTTTTTTTATCTTCTGCACTCTTTGTATCATCGATAATAAGTGACATATCATTTTCATAACGTACAAGTCTTTCGGGACGAATGACTTGTTTGCCATCAAACAAGATAGCATTAGAAAAAGAAGCAAAATAGATATCATTACTGAAGAAGGTACGACAGGCACTATCAGGTGTTAAGTTATTTGTTAGGATCAATTATTATTACCTACTTTCTTTTTTATTTGAGGTAACTTATCTAGATTGGTTACAAATAAATTGTATCATATGTCCTTCTCTATTTCGTCTCGAATTTGTTTCGTATTTGTCTCAAATTTAATTCACAAATATTTCTTTTTTTATTATTTTATCTTTCCTTTTTCCTTCTTTCAATGGACGGATAGTCCAATGAATAATTGTTTCTTATATAATAAAAGCCTGTCAACAAATTATTTTGTCAACAGGCTAAATACATATTATTAATCTAAATCAGCACCGTTTTTATTCTAATCTTTATCTTTCTATAAACCGCTATATACTGCCATTTATTTCTATATAACTCTATATAATTCTTATTGATTTTATAGTGTTTTTATAGCTGGTTCGTCCATTTGTCGTCCACACATTAAAAAATAATATAAAATTATGCTTCGCCCTTTACATAATGGTACTATTATGCTATAATAATATTGTAAAGAGAGGAGGTAAGGATATGAATTTAGATGATTTAAAAAAATTGAGCGAAATCTTTAATAACTTCGCTCAACCAATAGCAACTCTAATTGTTGGTTACATCGGTTCAAAATATGTCAGCAAAAAGAGTTCAAAGAAGAGAAAGAAGAAATAATCTTCTTCTCTCTTTCTTCATCTAAATTATATCAAATAATATGAAAAAAGAAATAAAAATTATAATTCTATTTTTAGGCATTATCCTTACATTGTTTAAAACTTATTGGTTTTTAGGAATGATATTAATGATTTTAGGCTTTTATTTATTAGGAAAGGAATAATTATGGAAAATAAAAAATTTGATCAAGTAAAATACATGAGAGAATGGCAAAAAGAAAACATGAAGCAAGTAAAAGCATCGTACAAAACTGAATTTGTAGATAAATTCAAAGAAGCTTGCAAAAAACTCGGAATCAAGCAATCAGATGTGATCAGAAAAGCAATGCAAGATACGATTGAAAAAGCAAATAATATATAAAAAAGAACCTACTCAGTTAATTTTATTTTGAGTAGGTCTTTTCATGTAAAATATTCAATTGTTTCTTGACGTCGAATAATTTAACTAAAGTATGGATTAGTTATAATACAATTAAATTTTTACACATTTGATTATACTACTTAATTATTTGCTGTAAACTCCCCATTGCTCATTCATCTCCTCAATTTGATATTGATATTTCAAATTTTCTTGTTTTAATTTTTCAATCTGATTATCTTTTTCGATAATTTGAGAATGATATTGAGTATTTTTAGTGGACAAACAAATAATTGATAAAAGCAATATAGCGATGATAATCTTTAATTTTTTCATTCTAAACACCCATTAATTTTAAAATAGTGTTTATTCCTGCAATTCCATCAACTTTTAATCCTCTATCTGATTGGAATTGTTTTACTGCTGCTTCTAAGCCACTTCCAAATTTACCGGGACATTCAACACCAGATGGATCATACCCTCTACACATTAATGCAATTTCAACAGCAGTAACTAAATATTGAGTTTCTTTACGTTTGACATAGTGTTTTCCTAATGCAGCTTTACTATTTTTACCAAAAGCACCATCTACTTTTAATTTAGCGCCATAATCTAAATTAATAGCATGTTGAAAGCATCTAGCAATATTTGCTTGAGTCTTAGGACCATAAGCACCATCAGTAGCGATACTATGTCCTGTGAAGTTAATTGAGTGTTGTTGTCCTCTAGCAATCAAACTATCTAAGTTGTCATTTTTAGCTGCAGATGGAACTACAGTACCTGTACCTAATGCTCCAGTTGTAGAATTTTGAATATTGTTTTTAAATGTTTGCCATACGTTGTCATTTAATAAGCCATTACAGTTTGGACATAATTTACCATTGACATCGTAATGACGTACGACATGATCAATATCAATATTATATTTTTTCATTAATGCTCTAGCTAAAGCGTAAGTGTTTGCTAAAGTTTCATCACAAATATGGACTGTACCATCTTTATGATTATCGCACATTTCAATTGACAATGAATTGCTGTTAGTAATAATTTGATACATTGGATGATGTGCTGATTGACATTTACCTCCAACCGCATAAGCAGCATAATTATCTGGAACACTTTGAGTTACTGAATCATCATCTACAAAGTAATGTGCTGATGCTTTTACTACTTCTCTAGCAAAGTATTTACCATTCGATTCATCACTATCACCATCATTGCTTGTATAATGAATGACTAAATATTTAATTTTTGATAAATCTCTTTTTGAACCATAATTAGCTTTATTTGCTAAATTTTGTTTCATAACATATCCCATATGTTAATACCTCCTTTTTTAAAATAAAAAGAGAGCATTTAACTGCCCTCTTTGCTTTGTAAATGTAAAAGCTCTATTTCATTTTTCATTTTAGTAACCATACCATTGCCACCTAAAGCATGATATGCATCATACATTTCATTGAAATTATCATATGCATATGTAGGAATTGAACCTCTTTTCATATACTTTTCATGATACTCAATCAATTTCACTCTTAACAAGAGCATTGTACCTTTTGAATTAGCTTCTCGCATTTCTCTTTCTTTTTTTATTCTTTCATCTCTTTCAATCGCATCTTGTTTTGCTTTTTTCTTTTGTTCTTGTAAAAGCCATACAATGTACGAAAGAATAATCGGAAGAACAATCGTATAAGTTTTTATTATAAATTCATACATAATTACTCACTTTCAATTTCTTCCAATTCTGGAAGCCCTGCAACGCTTGTTAGAATTGAAACGACACCAGATAGACAACTAGCACTAATGATCATTGCCCAATTCACTTCATTCATAACCGTAGACGTTCCAATTAACGCTACAGCAGTTTGAGCTACTGTCTTGATTGCCCTGATTCCTGCAGCTTTTACCCATTGATTAAAATCATATTTTTTTACTTTCAATTTAATCACCCTTTCCAGATAGTTTTAAGCCGTGTCCAGGGCATTAAAAAAAGGACTTTCGCCCTTTAATTATTCACTTTTTTATATACTTCAATATTGCATATCCAGATGCATTTGAAAAACCATTTGATTTTCCAACTTGCAATATTAAATTTGTTTTAGTCACTTGAATAGAAATACCATCATGATCTTCATCTTTATGTGCACGTGGCATCATGTGGTTTGTTCCATCACTCGTTTTCATAAATAAATCACAGCTCAATACTCTGTATAAATTTGAAATATTATGTTGTACATATTTATCCATACTATCAAATCCACTTACGAGTATTACTTTGCAATATATTTTTTTACCATCAATCCATTGCATCCCTGTTTCCTGTTCTTCTAAAGAAAACTTAAGATTCAATAATGTATTTCCATTTGCATTAACAAATTGAGACATAAGTTCCTATTTGCTAGCAATCAGTATCCTATTACTTGGTATATTGTTCCTTCAACCGCAGCTAGATACGTACCACCAATGACTTTAGTACATCCACTTAATGTAACATTTTTGCCACTAAAAACAAGAATCATCTCATATATAGAAACAGTATTTCCATCTGTATGAACATCTGATAAATGTACTCTTGTACCTGCTTTTAATGACATTCTAGTACTTTTAGGATTTATCCAGTTATGACTTCTATAAAAGATTTCTAAATAGTCATAATTAGATATATCATCAGTTAATGTAAAATCACTTTGTGTTGCACCATCAAATAATATTGTTCCAATTGGAATTTTAGTTCCATCATTTTTAACAAATTTTCCCATATCATGAGAACAGCTTTTATTTATGACTAATATCTTCCAATGACTTTAGTAACAGTTGTACCTTGATTGTTAGATGAATTTGTCCATCTACAATTATCAATGTGTAACAGTTTTGATGTCTTATTATATTTAAAAGACATATTAGTAACAGTCCAGTTGTTAACAACACCAGAATATATGATCTCTCCATCAATAATTGGTGCAATAACTGCGCTATTATCACTAATTATGATTAACTCTTTAAATTTCAAAGCATCATCATTTAATGTTAAATCGTGACCATAGCCGAAATGACTACCATTCCAAAGAACGACATCCGTATTGATTTCATCTCCGTTAGAATTAACAAATTTAGCCATAAATAACACCTCTTTTTAAAGAAGCACAGCTATTCAACTGCACCTCCTTTGTCAAAGGTAATAGGTAAAAGGATACTGTTTTTACTATTGCTAGTAAACAGTACCCCCCCCACGAATTTTTTAATTTTTGACATTTGTATGCTCCTCTCTTTCTTTAATTCTTTTAATAAAAATCAAATAAGAAAAGATACTAGTGCCTTTATTTTTTTGTGTAACGAATAATTGCTTTAAATTTATAATTTGCCCAACTGTAATTGTTAGCAAAACGAATATTGTTTACATTCAAAATGAAATACGTAGAGTAGAACGTTCCGTTATTACCTCCAGAGTAATAGACAACAGGAAATCTATAGAAATCTTCTCCATTGGAACATGTGACTTCATAATCAATAAATTCATTCAAATTACTGATTGAATGATTAATTGTGCTTACACCAACACTTAAACCAGTCCATGTAATAATTTTTTCATAAATTTTTTTACCATCTATCCAGTACTTTCCAGTCCAATGTTCATCAGCCGACATTTGTAAATCAAGCAATTTATTTTCATCTTTATCAATAAATTTTGGCATATTGGCATCTAGATTAGTTTTAATCTAAATGCTTTTCACCACCAATCTTTTTAAAGAATAAGAAAAGGCACTTTGTTGTACCTTTCCTATTTTTTGTAAGTTGTGTGTGTGTGTGTGTGTGTGTGTACAACGCACTCACGTGTTTCAAAATCTTTCATATTTTTCTCCTTTCAAAGAAAAAAGAGCAAAAATCAATCTACTCTTTGTAATATACTGCATTGTCTAATTTTTCATTTTGTTCAGCATCAACATCAATTAATTGATTGACTGCTTTATACAATGCAATTATTTCATCTTGTAACTTTTTAATATCCGCAGGATCTGACATTGTAATATCGCTTGGAACTGTTAATTTTGATGGAACATCAGCCAATCAAATCACTCCATTTAAATTTGCTTTTTAACGAATTCCATGTCATTTGTTTCTTTAACCAGTCCCATGTGATTATATCAACTGAAATTGTCAGTCTTTCTCCTGCGCTTACATTTTGCTTTGATAATGCAACATTGTATATTCTATATCCCATTATCTCACCTCAATTTCAAATTTATTTTTAATGACTTCATCTGCAATAACATAAGTAATAATCATTTTGTAATTTCCACTTTCTTCGATGCCTAATAGAAAAATAAGATCATGCTCATCGATTTCACATTCAATCGTTTGTGTCAAATCACCATAGAGATAGATTTCAGCTTTTGCATTTCTAATGATAAAAGTATCTTCTGGCTTTTTTCTTGAATGAACAAAAAGACGTATCTTTCTTTTTTCTCCTGCATACATTCTTATTAAATTCTGCATGGTAGCACCTCCTTGATTTCACAAATATAATCATTACAAAGACTGATACAGCTTTGATAATTGATGATTTCAAGATGGAAGCACAAGTTAGAAGTATCTACAGTAAACATTGCTGTTGCCATATAGCCTACATTTCCCGCATCGTCGTAAGCAAATAAATCCATGATATATTCGCCTGCGACGTTTGCAGGAACTAACGCATTCCATCTTTTTTCATCTATTCTATCAAAGATTACAGTAAACGTATCAGTTTTTCCTATAACCTTTACAACCATAACTAGTCAGTTACAGATACAGCAATGACAAATATCTTACCACCATCAACTGGATTTGGTGTGATTGAAACATCAGTGATTGTTGGTGCTTTTGTATCTAATGTAACTTTTCTAGTAACTGTAGTAGCTTTACCTGCACTATCTGTTGCTACAACTGTGATTGTATTTGAACCTTCAGTTAATGTAACTGTAGTTGAGAAGTTACCAGAAGCATCTACTGTAACTGCAGTTCCATTTACTTTAACAGTAACTGGTGATGAAGTTGCATCGTTTGTAGTACCTTTAACAGTAACTGTTGCATTATTAGTAACTAAGCCTTCAGCTGGACTAGTAACGTTTAATGTTGGTGGTACAGTATCAACTTTGAATGTAACTGATTTTTGAGTAGCAGCATTGCCATCGTTATCTGATGCAGCAAATTTAACTGTGTGTGAACCATCGCTTAAAGCTGTAGCTGGAGTGTATAAACATTCGTATCCACCAGTAGTAGCTGTTTTAGTAATACCAGATGTAATTTTTGAGCCACTATCAATTGTGATTCCAATAGTACTTGAATCAACTCCAGAATCATCATCAGTAACTTTCCATTTAAATGTCGGTTTATTATTTGTAGTTGTTGCTGATGCAGTTGGATAAGTAACTGTAATTGTTGGTGCAACTTTTTCTTTTACAACTAATTTTAATTTACTTCCTAAAGTTGCATCGGTTGCATCTTTAGATGTACTGTTTCCTGCTGTATCAGTTGCTTTAACTGTTACATTGTAATATCCACCGCTTTGATTATAACTGGATTTTGTCGGAGCAGTAATCGTAGCTTCATACTTTCCAGTTGATGAATTTAAAGTAAGAGTAGTAGGTACTCCATTAATTATTGCTTGTACTGTTTTAATTGCCATAATATTTTTCCTTTCAATTTACTATTTTTTTAATCCTTATAAAATACTGCATTTGCTAGAACAGGCATGACTTTAGCTGAAACTGAATCAATAGTCATCGTTGTTTCATTGATCAATAATGTAGCTAATTTTTCTTGAATAGTTGTTCCATTGTTTACCAAAGTCGGTTCAACAGGATTAGCAGATGAATAAGTTCCATTTACAACTCTAATCTTAGCTACATCATCACCCGTTCCATTTCCATTTTTAATGTATTCTGCAATAATGATATCTTTTCTTTTTTGTCCTAAAGTACCACTTGTAATGGTGATATCCTCATAATTTTCAATTCTTATTAGGACACCATTAGACATCATATACATTCCATCCATGATTCTTATTTTATTGTCTGACTGTTTAGATATTTCCATTTTTGAACCGACATTTAAAATTCCATTCATTCCAAAAATAGCACTAAACAAAAGAGCATGATCACTTGCGTCAACATGCCCTGCATCAGTAGTATTGATTGTAATTCCCTTTTGTGACAAATTACTCACCTACCTTATATTCAATTTTTTTTATTCCGTTTTCAATTGTTAGAATCTTTCTAGTGATTTCTGTTTCAATAGAAAGTCCCGTGATATCGTCAACACTTGTAATGATATCACCTAATTCTAATTCTTTTTTTAATGAAGTAACACCTAAATTGATTTCTTTTGTTTCCAGATGGTTTTTAAATTCTTCAATCGCTTTTTCTACTAAATCATCATCACTTTCACATGTTTTATAATCATAGACATACATTGATGAATCAATATTTCCTATTTCATCTTTTGACAAGTCTGTAATCTTTTCAAATACATCATTTCCATCTTCATCGATAGAATGCTTAATCAAAACAATTTTTCTATCGTGCAGGTCTCCTTTTCCTAAAGCAATCATTGTATTTACTGAGTTAGTAGAATCAATACTTGACGTAATTTCTATACTGTAATCTCTGTTATATACATCATCAATGACATTTTTTTCAACTGCTTCAACAACAATATTTCTATCATCATAATCATAAGTATGATAGACCTTCAATCTCATATTTTTTTCATCAAGAACATTGATGATCTTATCATATAGATAATCATATCTTGATGAAGTAGTCATATTGATTTGAGTATCCTTATCACTTACTCTATAGAGTTTTAAAAAAGCGCTATAGAAAACATTATTGAACAATATTTCAAGAGCTTTATGGATTTCTTTATTTTCAACAGTTAAATAATCATCCCTTGCTTTATAATTGCTGTTATATTTTGGAAATATAACAAATCGATGCAAGAAGTATCTCCAATTGACTCCCGTAATTTTGACGGTTGAATCATCTGCGTTTTGTATCTTTTTAGCAAAGCCACCAAATTCACTGTTAGGAATATAAATCAAGTCATTTTTTTGAATATCCATTTTTTTGAAATATTCTTTTGATAACTCAATGTAGAAATCATTATCATCTAGTGATGCTTTCTTTCCTATAATGAATTCAGCTTTTTTAAATTTTGCAATAACTGGCATTTCCTTTAAATATAAATCATCACTTCGTGTTGATGAATCAATTCTAGCGTGCATTATTTCCATTCTGGAGTCCCTCTTTCATAATACAGAATCACTCTTACAGAGAATTGAGTCGTCTGTTCAAATAGATTCAAACCAATTGGAATCAATTCAAATATACTTGATTTTTTATATCGAGCATCCATCACATCGATTGCTACACCATCCGCAGTATACTTAAGAACTGTTTTTTCAAAGGGATCAATTTCTATTCTCTCTTCTTTTAAAAGTTCAGTATTGACTGCATAAATGTTATCAGCAATTGAAATTCTTGGATTTTTACAAGGTCCATAAAAAATAATCTTTGCTTTTGAAGAAGCAAAATGTATATTGTTGACAAATCTATCTTTCTTTACTGCTCTATAGGAAAAAGGATAAGAAAAAGGATACTTCATGCCAGATGATGACGTGATATCATCATTCATATTGAAATCAATCACCGTTTCCTTTATCCATTTTGAACAGAATCTAACAGTATATGTCATCATTTCTAAACCGCTGTATTTAGCAAAATAATTAGGTTTAGGCTTGATGAAATAACAATAAGCATAGTAATCATTTATATAAAGTTTACCTGCTTGAACAATCTCGCAATCATACCCAAAAATATAATCAAGATCATTAATCAATTCTTCTTTATTTTTTCTATAGACTTGGATTTCGATGTTCTTTTCTGTTCCATCAAAATAAAAGCTGTCTATATCGTTACGATTGTCAAGCTGATAAGAAGTAGAATTGAAATTAATTTCACCTTCAAATAGTGTTTCGATATTTTTGATAAGATAAGGAGCAGTATTTAAATCTACTGTTCCTTTGTTACCAACATATCTAATATCATATTTTTTCATCAGTACACCTCACTTCTTATCAACTTTCCTAGTTCACGTCTATCTAGTTTAATTGATAACCCTGCTCTAACAAGAGCATTTACAAAGACATCTGCAAGTCTTTGATAATCAATCAATTCTTGTTTATTAGAGCCACCAGAATCAGTCAATGGAGTTACTCTTGTTTGAGTTCCCATTTGAGTCAACAACTCTGCACCTCGTTCTCCTACGATGGCACTTCCTTTTAATAAGTTACCACCAGTTGCAAGTGCAGGAATCTTTCCTAAATGACTTAAGCTCAAACCAAAGCTCTTACCACCGAGTGCAGGAACCCAATCGGGAATATCAAAATGAAGCGTATTCAATCCATCAATCATTTTATTGATTCCACTGATTGCTCCATTCAAGCATCCTATAACTGCATTGATTGGTGCCCTACATACGTTTCTTATCGTATTGAAAATCGCACCAAAGATATCAATGACACCTTCCCATGCTTTTCTCCAGTCTCCTGTAAATACTCCAGTAATGAAATATATCAATCCTCGAATAGCTTGAATTACCGCATCGATTATTCCAGATACACTTGATAAAAATGAACCTAACAATCCCGCTGAACTTGTCACAAAACCAACTATGACTGTCAATAATCCTTGGATTAATGGAATAACAATTATTTCTATCAATGAAACAATTGCATTGATAATAGGACTAATTCCATCGAACAGCCATGAAATCAATGTAACGATGTTCGCTATGACAATTTGGAAATTTTCCCATAAAGGAACTAATGCTTCTTGCCAAATTGCAAGAAGTGCAATTTTCAATGTATCAAGTATCGGTTGAATAACGACTGCCAGATTTTGTAGTATCGACATGATTTGAGATGCAATATCGACAACAGCATTTCTAAATCCCTCATTTGTATTCCACAAATTAACAAGTGCAGCTACTGTTGCTACAACAAGTGCAATGATTGCAAGTACTGGTCCGCTCAATGCACTGACTACTGTACCTATTGCTCCTGTTGATTCAGTTGCTCCAAATAATGCCAATTTGAATTTTCCAAACAAGGATATCGCGGTGGATATTGGTCCTGCAAGCGTTCCAACAACAACCAATAATGGTCCAATTGCAGCTACAACAGTTCCAATGATTACAATGATATTAGTTATTTCATCATCCAAGCCATTAAGCCAAGAAAATAAATCGGTAATTGCTTCAACAATATCACGTAAAGCCGGTTCTAATACTTCTGATACTTTGATACCTACACCTTCTAATGCAGAAGATAGAGTAGTCAAATCACCTTGCAAGTTATCTTGCATCGTATCAGCCATATCTTTAGCAGCACCATCTGCATTCTTGATATTTTCATATAAAGAATTGAAATCACTGTCACTTGCATTGATGATTGCAAGCATTCCAGACATCGATTCTTTTCCAAAGATTGTACTTGCAGCGGCTGACTGTTGTGCACTACTTAATTTTCCAAATTTAGTTCTTAATTCTTCTAGGATTGTAATCAATGGTTTTACTGATCCATTCGTATCAGTAATTGAGATGCCTAATTTTTTCATCTGTTCTTTCATTGAATCGGTTGGACTTGCCAAATTAGCAATAGCTGTTTTCAAAGCAGTACCTGCTTGTGAACCTTTAATACCAGCATTTGCCATCAAACCAACTGCAAGAGCAGTATCTTCAACACTGAATCCTAATGTTCCTGCTAATGGTGCAACATATTTAAATGTTTCTCCCATCAAGGAAACATTCGTATTTGCGCTTGATGATGTTTTTGCGAGAACATCGGCAAAGTGTGACGAATCTTCCGCTTTCAATCCAAAAGCAGTTAATGCGTCCGTTACGATATCACTTGTATTTGCTAAGCTTTCACCAGAAGCAGCAGCAAGATTTAAGATACCTGGCAATCCGTCTATCATCTGTTGCGTGTTCCATCCTGCCATTGCCATGTAGTTCATAGCTTCGGCAGCTTCACTTGCACTAAATTTAGTGGATGCCCCCATTTCCTTTGCTTTATCTTTTAAAGCTTCTAAATCTTTTCCAGTTGCTCCAGAAACAGCAGATACTTCACTCATTCCTGCTGAAAAGTCACTACCTACTTTTACAGCTGCAACTTCTAATCCAGCAATAGGAGCAGTAACATTTTTAGTTAATCCATTTCCTATTTCTTTTGTCTTGTTTCCAAAAGCTTCAACCTTTTTAGCATACTCTTCTATTTGAGCTTGACCGCTTTCTAAAGCAGCGTTTACTTCATAAAGTTGTTTCTTATATTTATTCAAACTTGACTCTGCATTATTCAATTGTTGCTTTTTATTGGCAATAGCCTTTTCATCTTTGTTTTCTGCATTTTCAAGTTCTTCTAGTTGACTTTTTAATGCATAAACTTTTGATGAATAAGTTTCTGTTTGCTTTGTCAAATATGACTGTGTATCTTTTAGTTTTGTCAATGATGATGTTGATTTATCCCATTGACTTTTAGCCAAAGAAAAAGCACTGTAGTTTTCCCTAGTCAGTGCGTTGATTGTTTTTAATGATTTTGTAAAATCAGCTGTTCCATCAGCCTTGAACACAAGACCGACTCTTTTTAGATCATCAGCCATGTTCTATTTTACTCCTTTCAAATTCAACATGAGTTTCTAATAATTCATCAAAAGTAATTGGGCTCATATGCCAAAAATCATCTTCTGATAAATTAAGCTGTGTCAAAGCAAGATAAAGATTCATCGTGAAATCTATTTCTTGTTCTTCACAAAGTTCTTCATATTGTCTTTTTTTTTGAGAATTTTCATTTTATTTTCAAACTGCTTGATTATATTTACAATCGCATCCGGTTCAATTGGACATAATGCCAATGCATCTTCAAATTCAACCTTTTCACGATTAGATCGTAAAATTACATAAATCATTTTTGCAGCCATATAGAATTGTTTATCTTCTATTTTTTCATGCAATTTTTTAGCAGCAACAGATGATTTATCATCCATCTTTTCATATTTATCAGTCATCCTATTTAATGCATTTGTTTCTTTATCAAGATTATTGTTTTTAATCAGATAAAGAGTTAAAAAGCTGACTTGGATTTCTATGACTCTGCCATCTGTTAACTTGATGTCTTGTTTATCCATCACTAATCACCTGCAATTACTTTTTTTAGATCTTCATCGGATGTGATAACTTGATTAAAGAATTTTTCTTCTGTTAATCCAGTTGCAGTTTTTACAGCGGTATCAAATTCAACAGCAATTCGTCCCTTATCATTAAATGGATAAGCTCTAATTGTAACTGTATCATTTTGCTCACTGAATGATTCTTCTTTAGTGTTCGTATCATCAGTATCAGCTGTTAATTTGCATTTTGGATACCATCTAAATTTTTTTCTGCCTTGACGATAAAAAACAGTTTGACCGAAAGCAAAGAATGGACGTTCGCTTGAACCGCCTTTTAAAATCAATCCGCTTTCTGTAATTTCATCTCCTCGCATTTTTGCAAGGTCAGTAGGATCAAATGCAACTACTTCTACTTCACTGTCAACAGATGAAGTATCTGAAACAGTATCATAATCTCTTCCAGATGCATATACGGGTGTCGTATCACCATTTTCAGTACGTTTGATACTTTTTACAACGTTTGAAACAGCAACCTCCTCTTCATATTTACCCGAGAAAATTTGAGGATCTACTTCATTTGTTGTAGCAAAACAATATCTCAATCCACCGACTGATTCTTTGACTGATGGTCTTTTTTCTTTTTGTGACATCTTTCTACCTCCTAATTTCTATAAGTTATTTCTTTTTTTAAAACTTTCTATATATCTTTTTGAATTTCTATCCCATAAAGGAACTAAATGAGGATGACTACTTCTCATCTTGACTGTTCCCCTTTCAACCATAGGACCATAATATTTACCCCAGCCTATCTCTATTTCCTTTGATTTTTTTCTATAAGAAAAAGTGGATACCAAATGTGTATATCCACTTTTAGAAATCTTTGATTTAGGACTGGGCAGTTTCAATAAGTCTTTGACAAAATCTTGTGCTATCTTTTCTTCCTCTTCCAATACATTATCAGATACTTTTGCATATTCTTCTAATGCTTTTGAAAAATCAAGAAGTCCATCAAATTCACTTGTATCACTCATCATTATCAACTTCTAACTCTACCGAAAAGTAAGAATGATAATAATTTCTATCTTTGCTTTTTTCTTCTACATATTCATGATAGATCGTAGGATGCAATCCTAATTTTCGCATCATATCTCTCAATTCAAGTAATTTATCATGTCTAGATGTCCTAGAAAAGAATGATACTTGAATCGTTTCAACAGTGATATAGACATCATCGCTTGCTAGCTTGTCATCCCATGCAATCTCCCAAAAAACGATTCTAGGATACTTACTTGCATTATTGACAGAACTTTGACCTTCATTAATTGGAATATCTAGCTTACTTAATGCATTGACAAAATCCGTTTTCTTCATCACATTCACCTTCCCAATTTACAAGAGTTATATCAGATTGTTTAAATCCATTATTATCAACAAAGTGATAAATGTTATAAACCTTATAATAATGTTCATCGATTTTCAAAACACTCATTGAATCAATAAATCCTTTGACGTATGGAACTCTAATTTTTAGTTGAATATCAATATCGTGAGAGTCTAAATCACTTCTTAATCTGTCTGATACTCCTAATTCTTGATATGTCATAGAAATATCTTTTGATTGCAACGAAGTATTTGCTTGAACGCTATCATCTTCTATGATTTTAAAAACTTCAAAAAGCCCATCATTATAAATGGGCATATGAATTCTACTAGTTTTCTTCATCATTTTTAATCAAAGGAACTTTTTCCATTTGCCACGACAAAATCTCGTCACTGTAATTTTCAAAGAATTCATCTGTTCTACTATTATATGCGTAAAGCACATAGTTTTTTAATAGCGCTCTGGCAGTCAAATCTTCATCATAATCAATAGTTCCAACTAGTTTTGTTAAGCGATAATTTCCCTCGCGGATATTATTTCTAATAGACGAATCTTCATAATAAAAAGGAATAAATTTCTCTTTTCTAATTTCATCTATCAAGTTATCAATAACTTTTTTATCCATTTTTTCAATTATTCAGTTGCTTGTGTTTGTGCATTTGTTTGGAAATATTTTGGAACATATTCAACTAATTTTGTTGGATCAAAGTAGAAACATACATCATCATCTACTGCTCTACCATTTCCATAAGCTTTTGCAATAATGACATCTGCATCATCCATTGCTTTTGTTTGATCATATTCTTTAACTTTAATTGCTGATAATCCCATTGTGTAATAATCAGGCTTATCAATAAATAATCCTGCATCACCTTTTTCACAATTTGCTGTAGAGATTACTCTAATTTTATCTTTTGATACTTGCACATATCCACCTGTTAATGCTTGTACATATAATGCAGGATCTACATAAGCAGCTTCATCACTAGGATTACATACTAATGCAATACCAGAAATACTTCTTTTTCCGCTATGTGATAATTGAGTCTTCGCAGTTGCTAATCCTTTAGGAGTAAATTCAGTTAATTTTGAATCTTTAGTTTTCTTTTTGTGTTCCCCATTTGATTCAACTTCACTGACTTTACGGAAAACACCGATAGGTTGATTAATACCTGTTCCATATAAAAATGCATATTCTAATCCATCATTCATTGTTTCAGCTAGAACCGCCATAAAATATTTATCAACGAATTCATTTGCTAAATCTCTGATTGCTTTTGGAATAACTAAAAATGCACTAAGTTTACCTAGTTCAAGATTTAATGATTCAAATGCAATATTTAATTCACTTTTGATTTTATCAGTTAATTCACCCCATGCATAAGTACCTGTTTTTGATGCTGAAATCCACTTTTTAACATCCGATGGGGCAAAAGATGCTAATGATAATAAATCACTTGCTTTTTTTACATCAACTAAAGTGTTATCAATGATTGTTGTTGGAATCAAGTCAATTTGTTTTCCATCGATAGCTTGTTTAACATCTGTTTTTAAAGCATCATAGAACTTATTTTCTTCATCAGTTAATTGTCTCAATCCTAACTTATTGAAGTTTTGAACTTTTGCATTTGCATTTGTTGATTCTTTTAAGATTTGTTCAATCAAATCCTTATTAGCAGTTTCATTGATTAATTCTACTGCTTCTAAAATTGCTTGAGATTTATCTTCTGCTTTTTCTAAAATCTCTTTTGCTTTTTCTAATGTAGCTTTATCTACTTTATTAAATTTCATTTTTTCTCTTTCCTTTCTATTTTTTTGTATTAAAAAAAGCATCCCAACCTGTTAATGGCTCTTCATTTTTAGCCTTTTCAAGTTTCAATGCTTCTTTTACCTCATTCAATTCTTTTTCTAAATCCTTATTCAACATAACTTGATGGTTCAAGTACATTTCATTGATTGATTGCTGTGCATCATCATCTTCTTTGATTGATGTAGCAAAGCCCATTTCTAAAGCTTCCTCTGCAGTAATCCATGTTTCATTGTCCATCAGTTCAATGATTTCATCTCTTGAAAGATTTGAATTATTTTCATAAATAACAATCGATGGCTCTGTGATTTTATCTAGATCATCCGCTTGCTTTCTTAAATCTTTAGCATTGCCAGTCGCCCACGTCCATGCATGATGAATCATCAGCAATGAACCTTTATGCATGACTCTTTCTTTTCCTGCCATAAAAATGACACTTGCAATCGAACATGCAAAAGAATCACATACAGTAGTTACATTTCCTTTGAATTCTTTAATCATATTATGAATTGCAAGACCTTCGCTTACAGAACCACCATACGAATTGATATGAACTGTTAAATTGTCTGTATCGACATCATTCAGCTCTTTTAAAAAGTCATAGGCACCTACATCACTTTCATCCCACTTGTATGAGGTGATGTCTCCATAAATATAAAGATCTGTCATTTCTTCATTTGATTTTTTGAATTCATAAAACTTTTCATGTCCTTTCTTCATTATTCATCACCCCCTTTCGCATTTTCATCCATGCCTGTAGCATAGTTTTTAGTAAATCTTCTAGCATTTGCCCAATCTTCATCAATCGTTGGTTTACCACGTAATTTTAAAATATCGTTGTGAGACCAACCATTAGAATATAATTTATCAAGATTAGATGCTTGCTCGATGACATCAATATGCTTGATCGCATCTGTATTGATTAAAATCCTATCCCCTCTTTCCCATTCGAGCTGAGAAAGCCAACAACCATTCATTCCATCATTTAACTCCTGAATAATCGGATCAGCAGCATACGTAATAAATTCATTGTTAGCATCACTTTTTTCAGTAACTTCACCATAGAAAACACTTTTTGGAATTCCTAAAGCAATTGCTACATTTGTAAATACTTCATCTTTTAATGCTTTGACATCACTAGCAGTCATTGTTGACTTGCTGTCAATCGCACTTATGTCGAGTCCATTTCTAGAAAAGATGACTCTTATATCATCACTTGAAAGGTCCTTTCTAATTTTTTCTGTATACTCATTTTCAGTTATTGGTTGTCGGGTTTTTTCACTATACACTTGTATATTCCCCGGCATTTGAATTTTAAATTTTGAAAGTTTTGACTTTACTCCTTTTATAGCAGCACTCCAAGCAATCGCATTTTCTTGATTGATTTCATTTAGATAAGCTAACAACTTTTCATTTTTATACTTAAATAAGACTGCATCATTTGATGTAAATATCCTATCCAGTTTATAAGTTCTATCCCCGCTTCTAATAACCACATTTGAAAATGTTCTAGGATATAGAACATCATCCGACTGCATAAAGCTTTCAGCTCTATAAATATTTCCATCACTCATTTGTACAACTAAACATCCATCACTACTTGTACACATTTTTATAACAACTTGTTTCCAAAAATCAGTAGCAAATTCATTTGGGTTAGGTCTAACATTTAAACAATACTCCGTTTTGATTGCATCACTATCTGTTGAGTAAACATCAATAGGACATTTCGATATCAAATCAGCAATCTTGTTAAACCCAATTTCTAATGCTAGCTGCGAAAGTCTATTTTTTTCAGCCATCATATCGATATAGTAATCAACCAGTTGGCCATCCTTATTAAACAATTTCTTTACAAATTGAAACATTGATTCACCTCCTCATTTTTTATATATAAATAATCGTTTCATCTAACATATCTTCGCCAGAAATACTACATACAAAAGCCATAAAACCATCATTTTTTCTTAGTTTTGGTTCTATTTTTCCATATGATTTATTTCCATACTTATCCATTTTGACAGCAGTATTATTGGTATACCATCGCATGATGGCGCTATTCCCAAAGTTAATATTTCCATCTACAAATGCTTTTTCGATTAAAGGTGCTACATATGTATTGATTGCACCTTGATTTCTAATCATTCTTACAAGCCCAGCTGGATTTTTCTTATCTTCTATAGTAATTCCTTTTCGTTCAAATACTTCTCTAAACAACTTAAATCTATACGTATCCATGATGATTTTAACTACATTGTATTTTTGCATTTGCTCAATACACCATTCGACAATCGCATTTATACTTAAACTTTCTGAGTTGACTATTTCATAATCATTGAATCCCTCTAATCCTATATTGTTTTCTATAGGAAATTTAATTGATTCAAAAAATGGGCTGTTCCTGCAAATCCATGTCTTTTGTCTCCAAACGTAAACACCATCTATTTTAAAAAGCAAACCAGCAGATGCGAAATCTCGGATATCTGCATAGTCAATTCCTATAATGCAAGGATGATAGTTTATATCATCTGGAATCGCTCTTTCTATCTTATTTTCTACATCACTATAACAAGCTCTTAAAATATCTTCCCATTTGGCTACTGTTATTTCTTCATTTCTCGCAGGTAGATTCATTCTCTTAGTTAAAAATTCTGTCATCATCGATGGTAATTTTTGTGCTTCCTTAAAATCTCTTAAAATTTGTATTTTTAAATCTGGAAGAAATTCCATCGATGGATTTGCTAAGACAAAATATTTAGGATCATTAACTTGCTCTTTTGAATTGATTTTACAAAAAAAGGGAAAATAACCTAAATCATTTTCTCCTGTTTTTAATATATCATTGCATAATTGAATTAAATCATCTAAAGGACCATCTCGAACGTTCCCATTTGTAGTAATAATAAATTTTCTTGCATGCTTTATTTTTCCTAATTGAGAATTAAATACTTTTATCTGATCATAATTTTCATATCCGTGATATTCATTAAAAAGAATAGCTCCCGATTTCTTACCATCCTTCGTCTTAGCGTTAGAAGTATTATAACGTAACTCAGCTCTCGTCTTTCTATTTTTAATAAGCTCTTTTGTTTTATAGAATTTACTTCTAAATTTATTCCATTGAGCATCTAACATTTCATAAACAACATTGAAGCTATCTTTTGCTTGCTGTTCATTATTTGCGATGATATCAATGTGATAATTTTTAATTCCGTATAATGGTGTCTGAAAAAAATTCATCAGTGGCATGATAAAACCATCTTTCCCATTTCCACGTCCCATCAATATAATGATTGTTGTGAAAAGTGGGACATCATCGACATACATAAATACAAAAGCATATATGAATTTTTGATATGGAAACAAAGAATAATAGTTATTTTCGCAATATTTTAAACAATTTTGATATGTTTTTTCATCAAAAAAAACATCATTTCTAGCCAATGTAGGCATAACGATGTTCTTTATTAGCAGTTTTCTTTCTTTGTTTATCTTATCTGGATTCTTTTTTACATAGTCGATATAATCATTGATTTCTTGACATTCAATCAATAGTAATCATCATCCGAATTATCAGAGGTGTTGATTGGATTTTGTAACCCTAATTCATCAAGGATTTTCAACATAGTTGTTGTTATTTTCATTAGGTTTTGCACGGATTCATTAGGCTTTTCGCTTTTAAATCCATTTCCAGAGACAACTTCATAACGCAATCCTTTTTCTTTGATATCCCTTTGACATTTTCTTTTAAGATCATAATATTTCATATAGTCTTCTATCAAATCAAGATAATAATTTTGATACTTTCCTTGAGCTTCTAACTGTTCAAGCAAGTCATCCTTGATTTCTTTTTTTGTCATAACAACACCCCTTTCAATATTTTTTCTAATCAACCACCCGTTATCACGCACGCGCGAATATTTCTGAAAAGTTAGGACCACATGCCCGTTCTCCGTGTTTCAAATTCGCATGAGAATTTGACGGGGGGGTATACTGAATTACCACATTTCTTTAGTTAATTTCTTTTTATGCTTGAATTTTTTCCAAGTTCCATCTCTACCTTCAACTATCTCATGACATTCAAAGCAAAGGCTTACTAGGTTATCATCATCCAATGCTAATTCAAAACAATCTTTCATCGGTATGATATGATGTACATACTTTGCTCGTTTGATTTTAATTCTCTTTATTGGTTTTGATTCAACAACATAATTACCTTTGCATCTTTGACATTCATAATGATCTCTATTAAGTATCTCTATGCGTTTATCTTTCCATTCGCGTGATACATAGAAAGCATGAACATCACCATCATTTACTAGCTGCTTTACTTCTTCTAACGTTCTTCTTTTCTTCATTTTTTTTGAAATAGATATTGTTGTATCCTTTATTTTTCAATTCTTTTAATGCTTGGTTAATATCTTCTGGAAACATATCCAATTGATAAAAGACTCCGTTATATTCATATCCATAAATATAATCTTTTCCATTTGCATTTGCTTTTGTTTCTCTAATCAACCATTCATCTGTAACTATTTTTCTTTTAATTCCGTGATACATTTTATCTACCTCCTTTTTTGTAAAGAAAAAGAGATAGACATAATCTATCTCTTCGCTTTCAAGACAAAGCTTTGATGTTGTTTTCATTTAAACCACATTAACATAATAACACATTTTTCCTTAAAAAAATTATCAAATAATTATCAATTTTCTTTTTCAGCTTTTAAAATCTTTTCTACATCTCTATTTTTCAAAGCTAAAACCTCATCTAAAATATCAAATGCTTCATCAGCAATTCTATAGAAAGTTGCTTGCGAATAGCCTTTTTTAACAGCTTCATTGATTCTTTCAATACTGTTATTAGGATAGTTAGAATATATTATAATTACTTCTCTTTGCTTTTCGTTTAGCAATTTAGTAATAGACTCTTCTAAAAAGTCGACAACAGTATCATACATCTTTATATGTTCATCATATTTATCAAGATTTTCAATAAGTTTATTATATTTTTCATAAATTGTCTTGTGTGAACCTCCCGGAAGTTCATTTGAATATGATATGGCTTGCGTTGTATTTTCCAATTCTTTTTTTGTTTCTTTTAATAGAATTGCAGTTGCTTTCCATCTTTTCCAATTCAACACTTGATATTTAGATTCTTTCATATGCTACTCCTTTCATTTTTAATTGATGTTATCATTTTCGATATACTCAATAATCTTGTTCCCTTTGTTATCAACAAAGAAAGCAAATTCACCAGAGAACTTATCGTTCATTTCTAATACATGATTTTTTAATGCATTAGATTTCTTTTTTAGCTTTTTATTTAATTTATTAGCTTTAGTTGTATCAAACGTTCCAAAGTTATCTCTAACTTGTTTTCTTGCTTTATCAAGTTCTTCAACTAGAAGATAATATTTTCTATCTTGAATGGAAGCACGATATATCTTTTTGCATGAAGGACAATAGAAATAAATTAGATCAAACTTCAATCCTTTTACTTCCATCTTTTCTTTCATTACCGATTCTTCCTTTATTACAAATTCATGATTGCATTTATCACATGTAACAGATGCATCCATGATTTCTTTCATTTGTTCTTTAATATCCATAGATTTACCTCTTATAAATTATATTGTATCTTCATTGACATCTTTACTTCTTGAATATTTGCATCATTTAAATGACACATTTTCTCTTTCAGCCATTTTTTTGGAATGGTTGTTATCTGCTCTGGTAAGATATAATTTTTTCTACCTCGCAACATTATACTTCTATGTTGTGGTAAATTATCCTTTTTAGTAGTAACTGGAATGATTGTCACTAAATCACAAAAATAATTATTAAAATCATTACTTACAATAATACATGGTCTCAACCCGCTTTGCTTGTGCTGATAATATCCTGTACATTTGTTATTTAAATCCACCCAGAAAACATCACAATAGTGATATTTGTTTGCTACTGATCCACATATAGAATACATTTCTATTGCTCCTTTATGATTGGAATTTGGATTGGATAAAATCTATTCTCTTCAAAATTACACCATTCACAATTCGATTCTCTATTGTTCATTGGATATCTAATAATCATCATTTGATTATCAACAGTAAATTCTTCGATATAAATACAACATTTATTTTTTACATCATAAACCCACATATTTTCATGAAGTTCTTCAAACTTAAGAGATTGAGGCGTGAAATGCTCCTCAATCAACTTTTTCAACCCATTATAATCTTCTTTTATCTCATTAATACCATGAGGACCAATGTTAGCACTATGAGCATATTCAGCGATATCATCTAATAAACTCATGCATCTTGTTTTAGTCAACATCAAAATATTCACTCCAATCTATTTTTCCACCACAATACGGGCAATAAGGATAAGTATGTTGATCAAAATTTCTCATTCTAGGAACGATTTCATTACATCTTGGGCAAAAAAACCATCTATCACCATCACTTCCTTTTTTGTAAACTACTTTTTTAGGTGTTGCTTTTTCTACTAATTCTTTTAATGGAGAATATGAATTACAATTTTCATTAAATCCATTACATATACAATAACGAACTTGATTACAGTCGCTACACATTATCTTTAATGCTTCTTGATATTTATTCATCTTCTGCAACCTCACAATTATCTAATATTTTGTTTACCGAAAGTGGTTCATCACCCCATTTAATGAAGTTAAATGTATCTTTAAATAACATTATATATGTGGCCATTCCACAATCCATCCAGCTATCGTAAGTTTTTTTTGGCTTTACTTCATAAACAAAAATATCCCCATCTTTATCTCTACATATCCATTCGTATTCCCTTTGATTACAGTAGTTTAAAATTTCATATTCTAATCTATTTAATATAAACTGCTCTTTATTTAATAACTTTTTTATATCTTCTGATAGATAATTACAAATTGCATCTATATCTTCATACTTGATATGCTTAATTGCGTTATTATTGTTTCCTTGCTTCATATGTTGCAGCATAGATATTAATTGATTTCTAGTTTTAGTCATCTTCTACCCTCCAATCATTTTTTACTTCATAAATACTAACCAATGTGTTTTAGCTCTTTTATTACCAAAAAGTGGTTTATAATCGATACAATTTAAAATTTCTTTTAATTTTATTTGCTCTTCATTCCATTTAAAAATTAAAGTGCCATTTGGTTTTAAAACTCTCATACATTCATCAAATCCTTGTTTAATATCTTGTGGCCAAGTATTTGATAATTTTCCATATTTTTTGGCCAACCATGAGTTATCCCCTACTTTTATTAAATGTGGTGGGTCAAACACAACCATATTAAATGTTTCATTTTCAAACGGAATATTTCTAAAATCACCGATTACATCAGGCTTTATAGAAATATGCCTACCATCACATAACGTATCTTCTAATTTTCTTATATCCATATACACGGTATCTTCATTGGTTTTATCAAACCAAAACATTCTTGGTCCGCAACAGACATCAAGTATTTTCTTGTTCATCTTCAACTCTCCAATCAATCGCTTGTCCGCAATTTACACAATAGTCATCTTTTGCCATTATGAGTTTTTTACATTTGGAGCAAAACCAAAACTCATGACCATAAAGTTCATTGATTTTGCTTTGCACCTCTTCATGGATTGGCTTTGCTGGTATTGTTTTTTTCACTAATTCTTTTATATCAATCATTTCATCCACAGTATCAAATGATGCGTGTTCTCTCAAATGATTAAATGCTTTTTCATACTTATTCATCTTCCATTTCTCCTCTCAATTGGAATTGGATAACCATCAGGCAATGACTTGATTAATTTTTTTAAATTGATTAATTGTATTTTTTGTAAAGCTACATAAGAGTTGTTTTCACAACTATCAAGTTCTTCTAATTGTTTATTAAGACTTTCTAGAATATCACTTCTAAATTGAGGTGTTAGTGGTTTAATCATCTAACCACCCCAATTGTTCATAATTTTTCTTTTTTCTTGGTTTGTATGTTTTATCAAAATTAAGGACATCTATTTCATTAAATTCAAAATCTTTGCAATTGTTTGTTGATCTAATTGTGCTATCTCTTATTACTTTCTTTTTCACACCGCAATAAGCGCCATCACCATAAGTACAGTTAGCACAATATCTACAATACTGTTTCATCTAACCACCTCATAACTATTTAATATTTAATAATTTTCTATATACAGTAATTGCTTCTTTTAAAGTCATATCATCACTTACATTTTGAAAATAACCTTTATTTTTCATAATTGATAATACCCAAACGTTTGAAAATATTTCATCTTCATCCAATACATCATAGGCTATTGTTTCTAGTAAATCTAATTCAAATTTCATATTTTTTCTCCTTGAATTGCCTATATTTTGATGTCTTATAACCTATTATTATACGACATCATTCAAATCTCTCTAATCCCTTATGTAGTAATGATTTCAAGAGATTTTATCATCAAAAAACTTTTTACTGTTTTTTTAATGAATTTGGCATTAATGCCTGTACTATTTTATTGCTTGGAATATAATCATATTTCTCATCACGTAACATTTCAGTTATCTTCTTTTGTGTTTCTTTAGCAATATCTATATCTTGTCTTTTTTTTGATTCTTCTTTTTTTAATTCCAATTTAATTTCCCAATTTTCTGGTACAATATCTTTATTAAAAAAGCTGCACATAAAGTTGTATAAACATCCTTTACATTCATCATGATTTTTACAAAAGTTTTTGATAGTTGATAATGTTTCATATTCTGCAATGTTATCTACTATGATCATCTTCTATCCCTCCTAAAGAAATAATTTATTGATTGTCAAAGCCAATAGAATACATAATAATAATTTCATTTTTTAACTTCCTCTAATCTTTTCTTTGCTCTCTTAGCTTTTAAAATTTTACAGCTTTCAACTGCTTCATTTTTAATACTGAATATTTCCTTTAACTGAAATATCATGATTTCAACATCTGCTATTTCTTCAATTAAATTATTTTTACATTCTACTTTATTTGAATAACGTAAGCATTTATTGATTGCTTGAATGAGTTCAGCACACTCTTCCATTGCTTGTCTTGATTGCGCTTCTTTACCATAAATTTCAATGGATTTTCTAAATATTAATTCACTATTTAATTCAAGCTTAGTATCTGTATTGTTTTTATTGTTATAAAGAATTTTATCTACTGTATTTTGTCCTTGAATGATTTTTCTTCTATAGTAATTGACATCATTTTCCAATTCATCGATTTTCTTTTTATTATCATTTTGAGAATCTATTAATTCTTGAAGTATTTTAAATAGCAGCATTTCATCTGGATTACAACATTTATCTTTAGAAACAAAATCCTTAATGCCATTCAACGCATCTTGATATATATCCATTCTTCTATTCCATGAAACATCCACAACCACCAAAATCACTACATTCAAATAAGCTTAATTGTTCCGGTGTATTTTCAATAAGTTCTCTTAGTTGTCTTAAAGTGAATGTTTTACCCTTTCTTTTTAATATTGATACATCTTTATTTAATTTTTTTCTCAATAACTGTTCTTTATTTTCAAACTCTAAATAAGTTATTCTATCTTTTTCTAATAAAAGCTTAAAATGACCTATTCCTGCTTTGAAACAACAGCCTTTGCAATTATTGTGAGAAAATCCCAATTTATACAAACGAGGTATCTCTATTCCCTCATTTTTTAATTCTTCTAGCATTTCATATTTACTGATCAATGGATTTTGACACATTGGAAATTCAACTTGATAAGGTTTATAATTTTTTCTTATAGCTTCACACCTATGTGTCTCTGTCCAATCAATTCCTAAATACAAAATACATTCATCTTCTTTAAAATTAACTTTCAGCCATTCATTAAATGGCTTTGATTTTAATTTCTTACTACAATTAGCTATTCTACTGTTGTAAAGAAAATTATCCTCATACGCTAATTCAAATGGTGTTTTTCCTATGGATAACCTAATAATTTTTAAATCAAATTTATTTTCAATATCATTTAAAAATCTATATAAATCTCCATCTTCTTGAAGTGTGTCGCAAAATACTGCTATCACATCTTCTTTATCTTGCTTTTCTAACACTCTTTTTAAAGTAAAATAGCTTCCTATTCCACCGCTTAAACTGATAATGTGTTTCATAATCAACCACTATCTATCTAGATGTGGTTAAGCTGCTACTTGAGTCGTATCTCCATACGTTTAGCTTTTGCTGATGAACGTGTCCTGCATCATCAAACCTAGTTACACTAGGATAGATTATTCTCCTTTTTCTTTTCTTTTTATTTCTACTACAAGTACTGGATATAACGTCATTCCTTCTGTGTGTGTACTTGGATATATTTCTATTACTTCACAATCATCAAGCTCATCAGCAATAGTATTGATGTTTCCTGCATCTATTTTTGCTAAAGAGTTGCCATTTTTATCAACGATAAATAGTTTTCCAACCGGTTTTAACACATACAATATATTTTTTAATTTCATGATTTTTCTTTTAAAATAAGCTTAATTGCTCATTTTCTTTCCTTTCTTCAAAATAACTACATCCCATTTCACTTAGTTCTTTTTCTCTACTGATCCAACCACATATATATCCATCACATCTTGAATTGCATCCATATCTCTTTGAATGTGTTTCACCACTGTTTAATTTCCTTGACTTATCCAAATGTTTACATTCTAAACAAGTTCTCATAAATCACTATTCATCCTCTTTAATAAGATAGATTCTATAATTGCTTTTCGATGAATCACCTCTACTAACATAACTGTAAAATGTGCCTATTGTTATTCCTAATTTTTCTGTTACTTCTGCACTGTTTCCAACCATGATTAAGTTTTCTTCTTTATCGTAAACGACATATTCATTGCTTCTTTTATCATTCATCAAATCCACCTCAAATCATGTTTAGGATCTTTAACCGCGTTGTAGCAATAATCAATAACAGTTTGATAAGATATACATAAGTCCTTTGATGCATCCCATGCCGATGAATATTTTTTAAACAACTGATTATTTATAAATTTTCCAACTTTTTTCTGTGCTTTCTTTCTAGAAATACTTCTATATTCTTTTTGAGAAATGATTTCTAAATTTTCAACTGATATATTTTCCCAATTACCATCTTTTAACATGACAAAGTCACTTTTATTCATTTCTTTAATAAATAATGATGCAATTAGGTTTTTAGCATATCTTTCTTTTCTATTGAATCTTATTACTGCAACTGTCTCATTACCTCTTTTTTTAGGAAAAGGATAGAGTTCTGTTATACATCCACTAGCCCATCTGATATAAAATCTACCATCACGCGTTGCATAATATTTTCTGGCTTTTTTGCCAGTTACTTCTCCTATCAATATGCCATCTTGTTCATCATCTTCTACCAGAATGTACTTTTCTCTAAAAATACCTTGATTATTTAAAAAGCTAACTAGCTGATATTCTTTGAAATCCAATTCTTTTAATAATTCTTTTTTTGAAATCTTTCCATATGACTTTGTAATGTCATCTTTATCCAACATCAGATAATTCATTTCTTTTTACCCTTGCTAGAAAATTCATTATAGAGTTGATTCAACAAAAGAAATTCAATACAACCTAGACATAATAGAATGGCTAGAATATTTGCAACTCTCCCCGTCAACAAAAGCAAACATCCAAAAAACATAACTGCTACAATCAATGCTTTCATCATGATCTTTTTCTTATTTGTCATTTTTTAGCTCCTTTCTTAATAAAAATAGTTCTTGTCTTAAACGTTTATTATCTTCTCTATATTCCACTGCCATCTCACGATATCGCAATCTTTCATTGTCACATTGCTTATATCTAGTTTCTTGATAATCAAGTTCGATTTTTTGATGGTTGAACAATTCTTTTTGACGTTCTACTTCATTTTTGAGCTTTTTATTTTCATACACTAAAGGTAAGTGTTTTTCCTTTGTCCAATTGATTAAGAAATCTTCTAACTTTTCTCTTTTTGTTGGCTCTTTTTCCGTTTCCTTTTTAGCTTCATTTGTCAAAACAAGCTCACCTGCTCATATCCGCGTCTCTTTTTATCTTTTTCATAAAATTCAACCAACTTACTATGTTCACTAGTACCCCATGAATCATACCATTTGCCATCAATTTTATATGTGAAGCTATTAGCTTCTAATAATCCTTGATGTGGTATAAAGACATGTGTCCAGTCTTCTCTTCTTTCCATGTATACTGCATCTGGAAAAACTTTTTTTACATATTCATCTGCAGGTTCTAGATTATAATGATTTAACACCTTATCTTGATGCTCGTAGAGAATGTTATTTATCCAGATAGCTTTCATAGCTCAAACAATGTAGGCTGATTTAAAGAACGTTCTAAGTTTTGAATAAAATTCAATCCCGTTTTAAAATAACTTTCTTTGATTTCACAACCTATTCCATTTCTATTTAATTTAACCGCTGAATATGGCACAGACATAACTCCACCAAAGGGATCAAATACTGTTTCACCCTCATTTGTGTACCACTTAATTAAATGCTCAATTAAATCTAATTGAAGTGGTGTCATATGTTTTTCATCTTTTTCTTCCTTGGCAATTTTAGTGTTTAAGACATTTGTTCTTGATACTTTAGGTGATTCTTTACCAATACCCCAACATGGACTAGCTAAACGTGTCCATTGATGAAATTCATCATCGATATTTTCATGAATAACATGAACCCATTCATCTTCCCTTTCATGCTTTTGCATCAAGATAACGTAATCCGGCATTCCTGTACGTGTGATTTCAGCAAACTTCTTATAAGAGTTCCACAAGATAGATGCTGATTTAGTTCGTGTAGCTTCAATTTGAGGGTCCTTAAATACTGTGATTTCTCCGTGATAAGTCCATCCATGCTTTTGAAAAGCTTTGATGGTCATTCCTCTAAAATCTATCAAGCCCATTGCTCCATCTCTTCCTTTGAAAGTTGGAATCTGCATCACGTGTAATGCAATGATGCGCCCTGGGCGCGTAATTCTATAAAGCTCTGGAATCAAGTAATCCATTTGTTGAAAGAACTCATTTAAATCTTTTACATTGCTAAAATCTCTAGGATCATCACTGTAAGTATAAAGGTTAGCAAATGGAATCGATGTGATTGTTAAATCGATGCAATCATCTGGTAGCTGTCTACATACATTTACGCAATCATCATTGTATAATTTGTAACTCATAAAAATGCAGGCAACTCAATCTTTTGAGATTGATGTACCTCTTCCACCTCACTTTCATTAAAATTCAATAACTGTATTTCTTGAACAGACATATCCATTTGATTTTTCAAATTATGCTGCAACTCTTTTTTCTTATTGACATTATCCAAAATATGAAGTTCAGTACTACCTAAAACGATATAAGAAAAAACTGTATGCTTTTGTCCAAATCGATAGATACGTCGCAACGCTTGATGATAATTTTCATAAGAATAGGTCAATCCACAAAAGATAACATTATGGCATTTTTGAAAGTTCATACCATAACCAAATATTTTAGGTTTTGAAATCAACACTCTTGTTTTTCCTTGTTTGAAATCCAATGCACATTGTTCTTTTCTTTGAGGTTTATCGCTTCCTCTTACTTCAATTGCTTCTGGAATGTATTTTTTCAATAAATCAGCTTCTAAATTTGTATCACACCAAATCAAGTATTGATCATCATCTTTTTTGACTATTTCAGCACATTTTTTAGCACGTATATCAGCAGTTCTATTTTTCTCTTTATGAAATGAAGTAGCTGATGTTCCAATGTCTCTAAATAGTCCATGTTCAAAGCTATCATCAATCACATCAATATCGATAATGATATTTTTTTCAATAAGCTTAGGTAAAACGTAGTAATCTGCATTAAACCCTAAGTCTTTTGGATTCTCGATATTGACCGACCATGAACAACACCATCTATAGAAATCCTTTGTCGCATGACCTTTTAAGCGATATGTTCCTGTTTTCATATCATTTATGAAATAAGTTGCTAAAGCTTGTGCAGTAGTGATTATTCCTAAAAAATCAGCATGATTGAGCAATTCCATTAAATCGTTTGGCGCAGGAGTTGCAGTACAACATAGCTTGTATTCAGTATCTTTAAATAAATTAGTTAAGTTTACTCTTGTTTTACCAGTGAAATTTTTTAAGATGCTCGATTCATCCAAAACTACACCAGAAAACAAAGAAGTATCGATATTATCCAACTGTTCATAATTAGTAATATAAAGCCCATTATCAATAGAAAAATCATCTCTTAATACATGAACCTTATAACCTAATAGAGGAGCTTCTTCATAAGCTGTCTGTACAGTTACTCCCAGAGGAGCAACTATCAATACTGGCTTATCGGTATAAATATTTACTTGATGTGCCCATTCCAATTGTTGCAATGTCTTCCCCATCCCACATGCTTCAAAAAGACAAAATCTTTTCTTTTTGAGTGCTTTTTTAACAATGGCTTTTTGATAATCAAATAAAACGGAGTTTAAAGCATCAACTTCAATATCAATTCCATTTGTTTCTTTGATTTTCTTTTTTGATTCCAAAAATTCTTGATAATTCATTTTTTCACTTCCTTTTGTAAAGGATACATAATCAATAAAGCCCTATGCTTTTGTTCAGTTATCATCGTCAAACGATAACCAATCAATCTATATTTATCAGCATAATTCTTTCTAAATATTTCTTTCATATCCTCATAATCGATGCATTCAAAGATGGCTCTTTTGTATGTTTTTTGCATATTTGACCTCCTCAAACACCTATATAACTATGACGTATAACCTATAATTATACGACATCACTCAAACCTCTCTAATCCTTTATGTAGCAAGGGTTTCAAGAGATTTTGCTATCAAAAAACTTTTTCTATTTTTTCTTCTACTTTTTTTCATTTCCTGTATGATTTCTTCTATTTTTTCATTAGAATGAATAAACAATGGATTAAGTATTACTTTTGCATATTCACGTGTGATAAGATTATTGTGTTCATCCACTCCTAAATGCAAAGCTACTTCTTTGATATAGCCATCATTTCTGGCCTCTTTTAAACTATTTTTAAAACCAGTCATAAACTTAATTAGTTTTTCTTCTTTTACTGCAGTTATTGCTTCAAACTGCATCTTTTGTTTAGCAAGTATTTCTACTGTTTTTACTTCTATAATCATTTTTTTCACTCCAATCTATACAATGACTTCTATAATCAATATTTCATCATAACCAATAGCAAAGCCACTTACAGTTGAATTTAAGATTTTGTCTTTTATACAGTCTTTATATTTCTTATCTGTAGTGATCAATACATAATCTTCATCACTAGAAACTCTATTACTGTTAACAATACTGATTTTGAAACTTTCATTTTGAAAAGCTTCCAAAAATTCTTTTAATGTTTTCATTTCAATCACCTCTTTAATATTTGATTCTTTCTACATTTTTTTTCTTTTCTTCAACAGAAGTATTTGCGTATATTTCAGTTGTCTTAATATCTGAATGTCCTAAAATTCTAGCAAGCTCTGTTGAGTTGCCACCGGCTTTTAAAAACTGGATAGAAAACATATGTCTGAATGAATGCGGATGTGCTTTTGCTAAATCAATCCCTCTGCACATTCCACATATCTTTAAAATTCTTCTTTCGACTGTTCTTTCTGATATCATTGAACCATCATTTTTCTTCTCTGACGGAAATAACGTACCAGATTCAATCTTTTTGTCTTTTGCATATGCAAGTAGCTCTCTTCTCAAATCTCCTCGCATCGGAACACTACGTTCCTTTCCTTTATTGAATACAGTCACATATTTCTTTGATTTGCTATCCTTGATATTTTCAACCGTGTAATATTTAAGTTCTGATACACGAATACCGGTGTATCCAAATATCTTCATGATCATATATGTTTCAATGTTTCCTGTCTTTTTTGCCTTTGAAAGCATTCTCTTAAATTCTTCTGGTTTGATGACATTTTCAATCGATGTCTTTTCCTGCTCTTTGATAACTTTCAAACGATAGTCACTTACATATGTTTTGGCTTTTGTAGAGTTGTATTCTCCTTTTTCATTGAGTTCTACATATTTAACAAACTTATTGATAATGATGATGTAGTTATTGACTGTTTTAGTAGAAAAGTTTTCTATTATTTTTTTCTTGTAAGAAATCAAATCACTTTTTGCTACATCTTCTTTGTCAAAAAAATCAACAAAATCATTTACAACTTTTCTATATTTTTTATATGTAGCTGCTGCTTTTTCATCCATAACTTCATCTTCAATAAATTCATCTATGTATGATTTAAGCATCGATTTTGTCAATTTTATTTTCATCTCAGATGTTTCTCCTTACATTCTTTTTTTCAGTAAAGTCTTTCTTTCTCATACGTACATAGATGTAGTACATATGATTGACTTTGTTATAGCGGATTTCATGATCAAGATAGGTTTTAGACTTATAATTGCTATTCATATAAATTGATACATTTGTATCATCAGCAATCATATTTCTAATTTTCTTTTTTGAAAAAGACGTATAGCTTTTTCTCTCTCTTGGTTGTTTTAATCCTTTTGATGATTTCCATCGTTTTTTACCTTTAGGATCTTTAGATAAATAATTAGCAAGACCAGATAGTTCATATTCATCTGGTTCAAGCTCTTCAACTTTTATCCTTATTCCATTTGTCCATAAGTCTTTCATCACCTTCCTATCGATACCTCCCTCGATAATCAAATGATGATGGACCCTAATCTTCTTTTGAGGATCATACTCCGTCACATAAATATACTTAGCGTTTTGAAGCTTCTTTTTCTTTCTTCTATAGTTGATTTTTCTAATCAGCTTATAAACTTCCTTTTCAGCATCTTCAATGTTTGGAGGAAGATTTTCATTTGAATAAGTCAAATGCATAATATAATCATCTTTAGTAAAGTTAGCATTGAGCAGTCTAATAAATTGCTTTCTTGAATTTCTATCATTCAAACTTTTCTGTGCTTTCTTTGATTTTCTTTTTACTTTGAACTCTTGGAAATCCTTTTTATTGAAAATTGGATAAAGTTCAACCTCAAACATATTTCCAGCACTTATTGTTTTAGCAACGTAATGATGATCAATGCTGTTTGTCTTTAGAATGCTCTCTATTTCCTTTTCTTCTAACTGATTGATAGGTGTATCATACAAAGATTCATAGTCATATTCTTTATCTATGTATTTCTTTTTTGTCGACTTGTTAGTACTCATTACAAGAGATACAAGACATCATAGAAACTATATTTTTAATAGAATATATCTACTTTTTTAATAGAAATATGCTATAATGATTGTGTTAGGTTAATATAATTTCTAGATGCCATTGACCATTGGTTGATGGTCTCTTTTTTTATTGAAAATATTTATCTATGAAATCCTTGCTTTCTTGATACATCTCACCTTTTATGAGTTCATTCGCTTCCAAAAGCACTTTTCTTTTATTTTCTTGCTTATTCAAAATCGCACATAGCTTTCCAAAAATCATTACATCACTCAAATAATAATGCGCAGCCAATGTATCAAAATCATCACATACACCCGCATTTTCAAAATTTTTAATGTTTTTCAATACATAAATATTTAGAAAATCATTGTATGTATCTCTTTGCCCATCTTTTGATTCGATTGATGACAAATCAAGAAACAATTGAGTTGCTACTGGACTGCAGTATTTTTCAGTATCCATATATTTTCTCTCCTTTCAAAAAAATAAAAAGCTATTATCAAAACGTATTTATCACTTAAAAACATCGTATTTTTCTCTTTTTATGTTTGTAATCAAAATCATTTTGCAAATTTGGAGGTATGAGAATGATTGATAATAGCTTTTTAGAGGTTATTACCTCTTAGCAATCATAGAAATATTTTTGTTAAGGGCTTGTGCATCAATTGTAGTAAGAGTCTCTATGATTGCTAACAGATAAGAACTATCTGTTATATTTAGAAAATGATTGACAATAGCGCATCAGCTATCATTGTTAGCAATTTTGCAAAAATCAAAAGAACAACTATGATTGTGATCAATCCTCTAGAAGAAAGTGTTTCAATTTTCATTTCTTTAATTCTTCTATTTTTCAACCATGAAATTACTATTTTCATTTTTTAGTTCATCCATTTCTTCTAAAATACGTTCCTTTTCATTGTGCATTTCTCTAACTTGATACTTTAAAGCACTTACTTTATTCGCTAATTGAAACCACATTTCTTCTAATTTTTTGTAATCTTTTATTAAAAGCATGATTATAATTGCTTGAGCTACGTTGACTATAAATGAAATTAACAGAACCATATGTATTCTCCTTTCAATGTTGATATTGAAGTTTCTCAACTGAGAGGAACCTGCCATCTGAAGGAAGTTCAACAAATGAAACACATACGTACAAACAAATACTAGTAAATGGCATTTAATGACAAGTTCCTTTCAGCTGAGAAAATATTTTTATTAAACTTTATTTAAGATTTCTTCCATTTTTAATGACAAATCTAATGTTCTTGCTGTTTCAATAGCATTAAATAAATAATGATATTCATCTTTGCTAATGATGTCTTGGAGATACATGGTTTCAACGTATGCATCTAATTTTCCGCTATAATAATCTTTCAAATCTTCAGTTCTTAGAAGATCTAAAAAACATCTGTCAAATCTAATGATTAAAATAGTTCGCTTATTTTTTACGACTTTCATTTTATAAATCCCCTTTCTATGTATTTAAAATTAGGTAATCTCGCTTTATAATTGAATTACAATGCTCCCCAGTATTGAAATACCAATTAGAAAGCGAGGTGATATTTATGATAAATTTAGACCAATGGATTTTAGCTATAGTTGCTGTAATTGCTGTTGTTTCTCCATGCGTAACAGCATTTATCAATAATAAAACCCAGTATAAAATTTCCAAACTTAATACTCTGTACACAACGAAAATTAATTATATAAATGAATATTTTGAATCTTTAGCAGCATATATAACAGATCCTTTACTAGTCGATAGTGTAAAGAATTATTCAGCAGCTTCTCAAAAAATTTATGTTATTTGTGATAACACATGTAGAGAATGTATAGATCAAATAGATTCAATTATTTACAGTTCAGAGTATTATGAGTATTCTGATGAATTTGTTAAAAAACTATCTCCACTTATGAAAAAATTATCCAAAAATATTTATAAATGCATTGATTAATATATATAAAGCAATTGGATAAGAACAAGCCCAGCAAATACGGGCTTTTTTTCTTTTATTTTCTGAATAGAAATTGCATCCTACCAGAGATAAGACTAAAGATAAAAAAGCAAGAAAATACATAAATATTTTTTCCATCATTTTTCTACCTTTCTAGGAAGCTTCACGTTTAGCAGCTTCTTTAATTTCCTTTGCTGTTAATCCCATAAAATCTAACAGCCTGTTAACTAGAATTACATTAAAACAATTTTCTAATCCTTCAGCTTCTACTTGATTTCTAATTTGATGATAAATCCTACTTGCTTTCGTACTTCCACATGGCACAAATTTAGCCACCTCACTGCATGTTAAATATCCTTTATTGATATATTGCAATCTGGTTTGATTGATTTTAGAGGTATCTATAATTTTTCTTGGCATTTTTAATCACTCCTTTTCTACTTTTGATGCTATCGTTTGAATTTCTTAATTCTTCTTTTGTTACCTCGAAGCAATGTACTTCTTTTTTGTATTGAACTTTCTATTCCTAACTTAGCTATTTCTATTGATAATTATGATTACGTTTTAATTTCTAACAGTTAGGTATGCATTAAGCATGCCTTTTCTTTTTTTGAAGTACATTGCTTAGAGATAACAAATGAATTTTGATAGCTGCACATCTTGTTTGTCAAAATGACATTTTAGTATCACTTATTTGTTGTAGTATTTTCCATTTTCACGTGTCTTCTTTTTTTATTTTTAGTGGTAGTATTTTCCTAACTATGTTAAGCATTCTGAAATAATTCTTTTATATCTCCATTAAATTTGAGATAGTCAAGAATATGTTTACATTCTGATAAAGTAAATTCATTTTTTCCATTTAGTTTACAAGAAACTGTACTTGTTGAAATATCTAGCTCTTTCGCTAACATTTCCCTTGTAATCTTTTTTTTCTTCAATTCTCTTTCTAAAATGTAATACATTCCTTTTTCTCCTTTCTGATGTACGATATTTCGTTTATCTAACTCAAATATATACGCTATAACGTATATTGTCAACTAAATTTCGTATATTTTTACGCTTTTTCGTTTATTGTTGTTGAATTTCGTATATTTTTAATATAAAGTTAAGTTATAGAAAGGAATGATTAACATGTCTATTGAACAAGAACTAAAGCAGCTGATGATTGCTAAATCTTCTAGTGTTCGCCAATTTGCTATAGATGTAGAACTACCCTATACAACTATTATGTCAATGTTAAATAAAGGGATCGGAAATGCAGGAGTAAATAAGATCATTAAAATTTGTGATTATTTAAAAATTGATGTTGATGCACTTGCAGAAGGTAGGATAGAAGAAAAAATGAATCATGGTTCAAATCTTAGTTATTCAGAACAAGAACATATTGAAAAATATCGCTCTTTAAATAAGGATGGCAAAGAAATAGTCGATATTATTTTAGAAAGAGAGTATCAGTTTTTAGAATATCGTAAAAAAATTGAAGATATTAAAGGAAGTGAAAAATAATTATGGATAAGTATTCTAGAAATGGCAAAATTTTAATTACTGTTTTGGGTGGATGGTTTGGTCTGCATCATTATTTAAATAAAAATTATAAAATGGGTGTGCTTTATACCTTTACTTTTGGTTGCTTTTACATTGGCTGGATTATTGATATAGTTAAAGTTTTAAAAGATAAGACAACAAGTGAAGATGTACAAATGAAAGAAGAAACACCTATAAAAAATGAAGTAAATAACAATTCTATCAACGATAATGTAACAATCAATAATAAAGTCCCTGTTATTGATTTATCTGCTGAATATCAAAAAGTTAAAACATTGGATATGCCAAAAGATTATGTAACTATTGATGTTGAAACTACTGGTTTAGATTTTAACAATGATAGGATCATTGAAATTTCGGCTATTAAATATATAAATAATAGCGAAGTCGATTCATTTTCTTATCTCGTTAATCCAAATATGAAATTAAGTGAAACAATTATAAGGATTACTGGTATAACAAATGAAGATTTAATAGATAAACCTACAATTGATAAAGTTTTACCTAAATTCATTAATTTTATTGAAGACTATACATTAGTTGCTCATAATGCTTCTTATGATTTTAAAATGATTACAGCTGAATGTAATAGAAGTCGTTTGGATGTGATTAAAAATAAAGTTGCTGATACATTAGTTTTTGCTAAAAGATATTACTCAAAAAAAGAAGTTGAAAATTACAAACTAGAGACATTTAAAAAATATTTTAATTTAGACTATCAATCACACAGAGCACTTGCTGATTGCTATACGTGTGCGTATCTTTATCAACAATGTTTAGAAAAATATAAAGAATCAATGCCACAATTAAACGATGATGAAGTAAAAGCATTAGAAATAGTAAAAGATATTTTACAAAAAAATAATCTTGATACTTCTGCACTACGTGGATTTTTATTAAGTTCTAATGTATTATCAATATCTATTTTTTATAGCATTTTTAAAATAAAATGTAGAGGAAAATTAAAATATATTTTATTTGATAGCAGCATAACCGAAGAATCATATGATTTTTCAAATTTTGAATTAGCTGCACCTAGTAAAAGCGAAAATTCAAATTTCAGAATTTTATATAGTGATGTAAATGAATTATATGAATTAGAAAAAATTATTGTAGATGAATATTTAAAAACAAAAAATAGTGCAGACTATTACATTAGAGGGGTTTCTTCTGGCAAAAGAAATTTTGATGATTATTTATTAACTGGTTATAAAATATAAAAAAATCAGTGGCTGGCACCACTGATCGTTACACATGAAAATGGAAAATACTACCACATATTTTCTTCAAAACATAAAAAAACTTTTTATGCTTTTTCCCTCATGAGCAAATTTATTTTACCATATCTGCTCATGAATTTAAAGTAACAAACAAAGAATCAGTAATTAGTATAAAATATATCATTAATTACGATTAAATATTAAAAAATACTTTATATTACTTAAAAGAAAGGATATGACTATTTATGTCAGTACATAAAGATGAAAAGACCGGCAAATGGTATTACACTGGTAAGTATCGTGATTTAGCAGGGAAGCGACATGATTATAAGAAAAGAGGTTTTAGAACCAAGAAAGAAGCAAAGACTGCAGAAGATGCATTTTTATTAAAAATTAAAGGCGGTCAAGGAAGAATTAAGATGAATGCTTTAATTGAGCTTTATCATCAAGAAATGAAAAGTGTTATTAAATATTCTACATTGAGAATGTATGAAATGATTGAACGATTACATATAATTCCTTTTTTTGGAGATAAGTATATTGATACAATAAAAACTGTTGATATTACTAAATGGAATAAAGAAAGAGCTTTGACTGGCAATAATGGTGGTCCTTATAGTCAAGAATATATTAATAATTTATATTTGCATATGTCGGGGCTTTTAACTTTCGCTGTTAATCATAAACTATTGGATGATAATCCTTGTAAGTATGCTAAGCCTTATAAAGATCCTAATGAAGTGAAGAAAGAAGAAAATGCTGTTGAAAATTTTTGGGAAGTAGATGAATTTAATAAATTTATAGCTACTGTTGAAAATATCGATAACAAAGAAACTTATGATACATTATTTTTAACTGGATTAAGGATTGGGGAACTTTGTGCGTTAAGATGGTGCGATTTGGATTTAGAACATAAGAAATTAAGTGTTAGAGGTTCATTTAGTACAGCATCAAGAAAAGTTACTTCTCCAAAAACGAAAACATCTATCAGGACAATAGATCTTCCTAATCGACTTGTTGAAGAATTAAAACAAAGATATGAAAGAAAGAAAAAATTAGATGGATTTAATGATCTTTATTATGTTTTTGGTGACATTGCTGTAACTTGGCCAGGAACATTCCGTTATCGTTTCAATAACGATTTAAAGAACGTGGACGTAAAACATATAACGATTCACGGGTTTAGACATAGTCATGCCAGTTATCTTCTTTCTAATCCTATGATTAGTGAGAGCTTAGTCGCTGAAAGATTAGGCCATTCTATTGATATGTTAAGAAGTACTTATGCTCATATTTATGAAAAAAGGCGTACAGCTTTAGTTGAATATATAGAAAAATTATAAAATGTCGTCCATTTGTCGTCCACATATTATAAAAATCCTCGTATAATAGAGGATTTTTATTAATTAATCTAAATCAGCACCGTTTGATTCGAATGCTTTTTTGATCCATTGATATGATTTTTTAGGAATACGTTTCATATCTCTTAAATCTTTATTTGTTCTATTTACATAAACAAATCCATAACGTTTATCCATATTACACATACTTGCTAGAATATCAATTGGTCCCCAAGTAATATATCCTAAACAATCAACACCATCTTCAAAGATTGCATTTTCCATTTCTTTGATATGATCTCTATGATAATTAATACGATAATCATCTTCAATTGTACGACCTTCAGCTAACATTTGATCTACTTCTTCTTGACTCATATCTTCACGCCAACCAATACCATTTTCAAGAACGAATACTGGAAGACCTGTTCTATGATGTAAATCATTTAATGTCCATCTAAATCCAACTGGATCGATTTCCCAATCCCATTCATTTGCTTCACAATGAGGATTTTTAATTTGTTTTTCATTTACACATTCATGAGCTGGTCTTTCATAATCAAATTCACCTGTTTTAACAGTGTTTGAACGATAATAAGAGAAAGCAATATAATCAACAGTGTATTTTAATAATTCTTCGTCACCTTCTTCAAAAGTAGGCATCCATCCTCTATTTTCAAGATAAGCATTCCAATAATCAGGATATTTACCTTGAGCAAAAGTATCTACTAAGAAACCATTTAATAAATTATATCCTTTAGTAGCAAAGAAATTATTTTCTGGACTATTTTCATAAGCATAAATATTAGTAATAGCACCCATACCACAGAATTTAGCATCTGGTTGCATTTGTCTTAAAGCACGAACAGCTTTACAGTGAGCCATCATAACATTGTGGTTTACTTGATATAAGTGTTTTGGATAGCTAACTCCTTCAGGAATAACTTCAGCATTAGAAACACGTAACATCATACTGTGTAAGTTTTGTTCATTGAATGACATCCAATGTTTAACACGATCTCCAAATCTTTCAATACAAACTTTAGCATATCTTTCAAAACAATCTACAACATAACGAGATGCAAATCCATTATATTCTTTTACTAAATGATAAGGCATATCAAAATGAACTAATGTAATCATTGGTTCAATACCAGCAGCTAATAATTTATCAATTAAATCACTATAAAATTTAACTCCTTCTTCATTTACTGGTTCATCTAATGTTCCATTAGGAATAATACGAGACCAACAAATAGAGAAACGATAAATGTTGAATCCCAT